CCAATACGGGAGCGATCATCTGTGACCCAAATAAAGAAGCGCAGGGAACCCTGGAAAGCAGGAAAAGGCGGGAAGAGTGTTGAAAAGACGCGACTTACATGGACTTTTAGAGGATTTAGGTAATCAGGAAAAATTACGCATCAAAACGGGAATATATCAACTAGTCTGGAAAAAATAACCCGCCTGCAATTGGTTTGCAGGCGGTTTGAATGATAGCAGAAAAGGTCATGCGACGGCTGAATGATGATGCTCTATGATCTTGAAAGTTAGGCATCCTAGCACGCACTCGTAGTGATAGTCAGGATTGAAACCAAGCGGAGTGCCATCCGCTGATCCAGACCAGTTCCAGTCACGGACAAGCAACCGCCGGCGGTGAGTATCCAGCATCTTAAACGCAGACGCGAGCAGCGTGTCTGGAATGTCCAGCCACGATGATGGAAAGCCAGCCTGGACGAATGTTGATCGACAGTAATCCCACCCGTTATGCACACCGGCGATCTCTCCGATCTGGCGCGCACACTCGCCGATCATGTGAGCGGTTCTGCGCTCGGTTCCGATCACCCAATAACAAGCCTCCATATAATCTCCAGACATCTCGGCACAGGCATGCATTAGGCGGTCAAATTCTACCGTGCGATTCACAAGGCGAATGCTTGTTTTTCCCGTCGCCTTGAGGATGATTTCATGGCGCATCTTTTCGCGGGCTTCCTTTGAGTCAGCAGCCTTGAAAACCTCGGATTCTACGCGCGCCCACAAGCGCCAAAATAATGCCAACTGTGAAGGCGACAGCGTCATGGTGCCACCTCCTTTGCAGCCGGCCAGCAATCGGCGATGTCCAGGCGGATAGGGACGGGATCGTGCTGGCGGTCGGGACGCGTCTCGACGCGGAGGTAGGACTTGCCACGCCGGGTCTCCATAGACTCGACCAGGAGCCGCTTGGCCTCTTGCCATTTTGGCGCTTTGATCTCCATCCGCATGAGAGAGAGCACGCGAGAAATGGACAGCGATCCAGACTTGGAAGCCTGAAAAGCCTCATCGATCAGGGCGAGCAAAGCCTGGGCGTCTTCGCCCCCTAGCTTTTCGGCCAGACTGCGGGCGTAATCGAGCATCAACTCGCGAGCTTTTATGACCCTCTCGTCGAGGTGGATTTCATACCGGACGTTGAGGCCCACGGTCAACAGTCCGTCGAAGGAAGACACCTGCATGTTTCCCTTCTCTCCACTTTCGATCCCGGCCTCGCCACGGGCAGCGGCTATCTTATCCAGATCGGCCAGGGAATCGGCCATTACTCTCTCCATATAGGACCGCGCCTTGATCCAGCGCGCGTGGATCCGTCGCACGCCGGCATCCCTGGCTTTGTCGTATGCCGAAACGTAGCGCACCGGCACCGTGTTGCCCATGGAATCTGACATAGTGGATTCTGTTTTCATGCCGCTCCTTTCGACAGCGCGAGCACGCTTCGGTAAGCCTTCGCAAAATGCTCCCACGACAGCGGCTGGCCGTCCGTCTTAGACAGGCCGTGCGCGTACTGGAGAAACTTGATGTACTTGCCGACCCCCGACGCCTGCAGCATCTCGCGGATCGTCTCCCACGTGGGCTGGTCTGGATCTGGCAGACCGAAGGCCGCCGCGATCTTAATGATGTCGGCCTTCGGTGGCGTGTCAGGCAACGTCAATTCGATCATGCCACGCCGCTTGAACTGATCCCACACCATCGACTGACGCCCGCGCGCCAGCTCGTTTTGCAGCACTTTCGTCCCGCATATTACCACGCCACATCCGGTCCGGTCGTAGACCTCGCGGATGAACTCCACGATCTTGCGGGCGCCCAGGTCGCTCGTGTTGAGCAGCGCCTGGTGAAACTCATCGACGATCAGCAACGTCTTGTCGTCGAGGGCGTCCATCACGCGCCGACGCAGATCGACCTGCGACAGCCGCGTCGATATGTAGCACGCCTCGGCCAGGTAGCCCATGACCAGCGGCATAGTCGGAGCGGCCGGCATGCGCAGATAGCGCGTCTGGCCGTGGTTGTTTCGGCGCTGGTATTCCAACAGCGCGGCGGTCTTGCCGATCTGACTCGACCCGTAGACATACGCCGGCATGTTGTCGTAGAGCGCCCCCCTGCAGACTGCCGCGATCTTGCGCCAGGTGCTGGTCTCGATGTATCCGATGTCACGCCGCTTAGCCCGCTCCTCGGCGATCTTGCGGTAGCGGGCGATCTCCGACAGCAGGTTGTCGTATTTGGCCCCATACCGGCCGTTGAAAAGCCGGTGGATCGTGGTCCCGTCCCGGTCGATGCACTTGCCGGCATCGCCCAGCGTCATGGCCCGGTCCCGGACGTGGCCATAGAACCACCAGATCGACGCCTTGCCGTCCTGGTCTATGTCGCCCGAATCCACCAGCCGCCCCAACGCCTGCAGCACCTTGTCACCAGGGATGGTGATATGCAACCCAGCGTCCACATCCGCCCCGTCCTGCCCCGCTACTTGATCCTTGTCATCGCTCATGTCTCGTCCCTCTCCTATTAGCGGCACTGTGCGATCATCGCCAGCGCCTCATCCTGGGCGTCTCCATCCGCCCCGTCCTCGTACCGTTCGGGCACCCGCCCGTCCGTAAGCTCTTCCAGATCGCACACCGGCCCGTCGCCGACCGCAGACGGCACCGCCACGCGACCCGCAAACACATCGGCATTGCGCCCGATCAGCGCCATGCGCGCCTCGGCCTCCTGTTGGTGCCGCCCGCGCACCGGCATCATCTTGCGGGCCAGATCCGCATTCTGCGCACCGGCCGCGAGGATGATCGCCTCGCGGTCATAGATCGGCGCCCGCTTGTAGTTGGGCGCCACGCCGACCGTCTTGCCGCTCTCGCGGTCCACGATCACGGCGTCGGCATGGTACGGCGTCCCAAACAGCGCGTAGCTCTGCCCTGGTACCAGCGCACACCGAAACCCGTTGCGGTCCCGGCACTGCGCATGGAAGAGAACCTCATCGCCGCCATAGTAGAATTGATCTTGGAACCCGATCGTGCCGTTGGGCCTCACCGTCACCATCCGCGCGTCCGTCTCATCGAGCAGCATGGGCAGCTCGATCATCGGTATCCGCCGCAGCAGCGACTGCCCGCGTGCCCACACCTCGCGCCGCGTCATCCGCCGCGACGCCTTGTGCTCGGGGTGCCCAGCCAGCCACGCCAAGATCGCCTCGCGCCGATCCGGCGCCATGTCATCCAGCTCGCGCACCGGATGCCAGCAGTCGGTCTCACCCGTCCGCCACATCACGACCGTCCGACCCTCCCAACCCTCAAGCTCGTGCCCCGCATCATCGGCGATCCGGTCCGACAGCGCCGCCGCCAGCCGCCCATACGTCGGCCAGTCCAGCATGTTGTAGCGCACCAGGTCGCGCTGCTCCGCCGGCAACGCCCTCACTGCGTCCATGATCCGCTGATCGTACCGCACCAGCCCCGCGTGACTCTCCGGCCGGTGCTCGGCGTCCTGGCCGACCTGACCCGGCAACATCGCCCGCATGCTGTGCTCGATCTTGTGCGCCCCTTCGCAATACGCCTTGAAGCGGAAGTTGCCGCCGCCGTCGCCCTTGAACATCCCCGCGTGCACCGCCTCGGCCAAGATCCCCGACCGCTCAACCTGAACCAACTCGCCGAAGACCGGGATGCTCTTGATCCGCTTCTCCAGGGGAGCACGGATCGCCGTGGTACCATGCTCGACCACCAACCGCACGCCGTTGGTGTGGAACCCCACACCCGTCAGCAAGTGCGCCACCATCATCCGAAACTCGCGTTCCTTCAATGCGCTCTTTTTTCCCGTCTCCGCGTCGGGGTAAAGAGGCCGCGACGCATCGCACACCCGGAACCCGCTCGCAATGTCGTAGCCCACGAACATCAACGGCCGCGCCACCTTCCCCACGCCAGGCATTACGATCTCGCAGTCCACATTCACGTCGTCAAACTCGATCACCTGCCCCGGCTCCAACCCCACCCGCGTCCGCAGCACCGGCAGCAGATACGTCTGCGCCGCCGACCGCCCGCGCCGGCTGGCCACAAGCTGGAAGCGGTAGTTCGGATTGCGCTTGGCATCGCGCTGCAGCGTCGTGTACCGCGCCCGCGCCGGCACCCAACCCTCCGGACACAGATCCGGCATCGCCTCATCGGGGCGCTCGCGCCGCCAGCACGCCTTCCAGTCGCCCACGCCGTGGGGCAGCGCCTTGCCCGCGTGCAGGTCCGCCATCATCGCCCGCCACGCGCCCATGTTGGTCCGGTTGTGGTTCTCGCAATAGCTCATGTAGCACTCGGCCCAGTCATGCGACTTCCCCAGGCGCTTGACCTTGCGCTGATCCACCAGCCCCGCCACGCCTTTCGCCTTATAGGTATAGTAGGCGTTGCGCAGCGTCCCGAATGTCAGTTGCGCCGGATGCGCCTTCACGGCCTCGATCATCGCCTCGACCTTGCGCGGCGCCGCGTCGATGTCGCGGCACACCGCCGACAGCAGCGCCACGCGCTTCCGCTCGGCTTGGCTATCCACCGACGCCAGCGACTCATACCCCTGCAATGCCAGTGCCGTACTCATGCCTCACGCCCCTTTCGCCGCCTTCACCGCGTCGCGGATGGTGTCAATCTTGAGCAAGATCGCGTCGAGCAGGTTCTCATCGAAGAGCATCAGGCTTTTGCAGACCCTCGCCTCGCCGAGCAACGTCTCCAGACTCTCCAGCCAGATGTTCTGGGCCATCTGCACCGACCGCACGTGCTTCTCTTCCTCGGTCATTTTGAGGCCGCTGCGCCGGTCGCCACCCTTCGGCGCCGTCTCCGCGCACCCGAAGTCAAACGTCAACTGCCGCGCACTCTTGCCTTCCAGGAAGTCCCATATCTCCTTGCGCATCTGCGCCAGCCGCTTCGGCTTGATCCCCAACTCGCCAGCCAGATCCGCATTGACCTCGGCATCCTGATCCGTCCCCGACGGCAACGCCAGCCGCAGCGGCCAGTTATCCGGTATCCGCAAATGGAATTGCAAACCCTCTGCAAGGCCCTTGAACCGCAGCGCCGTCTTGTAGTTGATCGCCGGGCAGTTATCCTCCAGCCAGCTCTTGAGGCTTTCGCCTTCCCCGTCTGGATTATGGCGCGATACATCCAGCCCCGCATCCACCTCGATCATCATCGCCCCAAACCGGATCATCTCCAGGCACCCGCTCACCGCCTTGCGGTACTGCTCCGTGATCTGCTCCGGGCTGTACGGCCGCTGGTACTCCTCGACCGCCGCCTGAAACTTCGTGACCTGTGACTCATCGATGCGTGTGATTGCTTTGCTCATAAGACCCATGCTCCCTTTCAGTTTTCAGCATTTCAGCATTTCAGCATTTCAGTATTTCAGCTTTTACCTTTAGATCCCTTTTTCCATGTTGCTCGCCATCTCCAACACCGCCGACCGCGTGATCCGCCACAGCGGCCGCAACTCTTCCCCCTGCCTTACGATCCCCGTATTCAGGTTGGCGCACGGCAGCCGCCCCTCCTCGATCCACTCCCGCACCTTCGTGCAGCCCACATCAAACACCGTCGCCACATCGGCGACGCCAAAAAGCTCCTGCCCCTTGATCCGCTTCTCGACCAGCTCGCGGAACCCCGCGTGCACAGCCGTCAAATCTCTCGCCACGATTGCCATACTTCCCCCTCCAATTGCCTTATTGCCTTAATGCGTTATTGCCTGATTAACGCATTTCCGCATTCCCGCATTCCCGCATTTCCACCATGGACCGCCCGATCCATCGCAATCATCCGCCGCAGCATCGCCCGGATCTGGCTCCGGTACCTCGGCCGCTCCTGGGCGTAGTATTCGGCGACCGACGTCAGCGCTGCCAGCCGGTAGCCCGCGATCCCTGGGGCGCTCAACACCGCGCCCCCGCAAGCCTCCGCCGCCGCCCGCACCCGCCGGTCATGCCACTCATCGCCCATCGCCGCCACGATCTCCGTCGCCGTCCGCCGCCCGCCCGCCTGACGCAGCCACCCCAGCAACGCCCGCGCATCATCATCCACCTGCGACCGATCCGCCGTCCGCCGCGCCGTAAACGTTAGCTCAAGTTGCTGGGTCATAGATCACCTCTCGCATCGATGCGCAATATGCTCTTCGAGCGGATGCAGCTTCCCGCAGTACTGGCAGATCCACAGCTCCTGTCGCCGTGCCCGAGGCCGCCACGCCCGCCCCGCCATCACCCCCAGTGCCGCCATGAGCGCCAAAAACACAACACCCCAAAACAACACCGGCCTGTTCACCGCCAGCCACAGCGCCGCGAGCACCACCGCCGCGCCAGCCAGCCCAGCCATGCACCCCGCCATCACCGCCACACACCACTCTTGTTTCGTCAACTTCATATTCTCTCCTTATTACCGCCCCGCGCGTTATCGCGTGGACAGCGGCTCCCCCGCCCGCAGCGCCTGCATCTCTGCCATCACGTCGAGCCAGGAGACGCCCTTCTCCCGCGCCTCCGCCTTCACCACCGCCTTGGCCGCGTCATCCCCGGCCAGCGCCGCCGCCCGGAACCGCTCGGCCAGCCCCGTCGCCGCCGTCTTCGGCGCGGCCGATGCGATCTCATCATCCCAGCGTTCGGCATGCAGCCAGGTCGTCGGGTAGGGGCAATACGTCATATCCTTGCTAAAGCACCCCGCCGCCACCTGCGCCGTCACCGCCGCAATGATCGCCTCCGGCTTAGCCTTCCGGCACGCCTTATCAAAGGCCGCCCGCGCGGCCCCCTTCCCCACGCGCCTGGGATACGCCGCCCAGAAAGCCTCAAACATCTCATTCATGCCCGCGCCCTCCACGCCTTGCACGTCCCATCGCGATAGATAAACTGCGACGTGACGCCGCACTTCCCGCACTCGCCCGACTCACTCTTCCACTCTGCACAGACGCGACACATCCGCCGCGCCTCCGGGCAGCATTGCACGCGGCATTCAGCGCAATCCCGCTCCCGCTCCTCGCAACCCCGCCGCGCCGCATTCCGGTCCACATCATCGGCGGGGGTCCACCATGCCGGCATACCAGCCGCGACGGCCGCCGCCTGATCCAGCGCCACGCGCGTGGGGTACGTGTTGAAGAATCGGTTCTTCATAGCGTGGCCTCCACCGAAGAATGCGTGATCCGCCGCTTCCAGATCGCATACATCCCGTCATCCCGTTCCACCGGCAGGCATCCCGCGCCTAGGCATGAGATCCCGTTGGCCGAGAACGCGAATCCCTCGCAACCGAACTGATTCTTCGGCAGGATCACCGCGTCGTAGATCACGCCGCTTACATTGATCACCTTTTGTTCACCCCGTTCGTTCATCTCGCCACCTCTCCCTGGCTAATCATCCTCAGCGCGTGGGTATCGATCCTGTCTTGAACGTTGGCGAGCAAGCGCAAGGCCTGCACCGACGAGACCCGACTCTTTCTCTCGGGCGGCATGATCTCCGGCTCGAAAACCTCGCTCCTCTTATCACCCCGCTTAACGAATGAGTATCCGGACAGCGCCTCGATCGAGCAGGTTACCGGTTCGGTTTTGAGCTTGATCCCTCGCCCGTCGTAACGGCGGTCCTCATCCACCTCCTGCGCCCGGCTCAGCGTGTCGAGCACGGTCTGCAGCCCGCGATTCGACGGCAGCACATACGATCGGTATCCGATCTTGAGCATGTAGTTCATCGCGCCACCTCCCCGCGAGTCTTGGCCAGCGCCGCCATCGCATCGTGCATGTGCATCCAGGCGCGCACATGGCGCACCGGCCCCGTGCCGATAGCCGCGCCCCAGTAATGGCCGCTCCAATAGGCAGCCGTGAGATACGTCTCGTCGTCGCGCTCGCAGCGCACCACCACCGTAATGTCGCCGTCGGGCATCTCATCGCCCACGTTGATCCACAGCGATTTCGCCCGCTTCGCCGCGCGCCGCGCGGCAGGCCCCATCGTATTCGCGCCCATACTCATCCCCTCCCTTCGCACTTTGCAGCCTCGTTATCGCTCCCGTCGTCGCCCGCGATCACCGCAGCCGCGACCAGCCCCACCACCACCCACACCGCCATCATCATCCGCTTCATACCCTACCTCCCGTTTCTATCCGTTCGTCATTTCGCCAACACCGCACCGAGCAACATGCAGAGCACAAAAAAGACAAGCCGCACCATGTGCTCAATGCGCTTCAAGCATGCGATCTCCTGCTCACAATCAGACTTAAGCATCCCCTGCCTCCCTTTTCTTGTTACCCCGGCCGCAACCGCGCGGCCGGAAATCCTCACGCACCCCTTAGCATGCGGTACCGCACCACCAACCTCGGCGAATGCCGGCGACCCGTAAGCACCGCGTGCAGGTGCTGGCGCGAAACACCCAGCCGCCGCGCAGCCATCACGATCCCCGGATGCACCGGACGCATGACAGCATCCCCGGTACCGCTATTTTTTGTGTTGACCATTTTCATCATCGGGTCTACCCTCTCTTCGTTACATGTCGCCGTTACGTGTGCATAGTAGGTGAGAGTGGTTAGACTGTCAAGCGGAAAATTAGCACGGATGCAAATTTACCCAGCGAGCGCCTCCGCCGCGCACGGACGGCCGCTGGACCGCAAGGATTGCTCCGCGCGGCCTTCTTGTTTCAGCTTTCAGATTTTCAGCTTTCAGATTTTCTCTCCCCTTTCCCCCCTTGCAAGGCGGCTTTTTTGTGCCATAAAACAGGCCCGAACTTGTCTCACGTGTGAGACAAGTTCCCGATTTTTCACTGATTTGCAATCACTTACGCCGGAAAAACCGTCAAAAACGCCTCTTTGATAGTCTTTTTCGCGAGCATCCGCCCGTATCAACCAACTCCGCTTTTTATCCCCGTGTCCCGCTTATTTGCACCCCTTGCTTGACATGCCCGTCAGATCGTTGCGTCCCGCGTACCGTGTGGCCTATAGTGCCGCCATGCACACGATCATCCGAACGCCAGCGCCGCATCCGTCCCTGCGATAAGCTGGCCGTGGGAGTCCCCGGACCCCGCGCCTCCAAAGCGAAAGCATCCGGATCTTTTTTGAGAAATGCGTTAATGCGTGAATGCGGGAATGCGTTAATAAGGCAATAAGGCAATAGAAAGGCTATATGACATGGAAGGCATAAACGTTTCGATGGTGCTCTCGGGCGCCTCGCTTATCTCGATCCTCGGGATCGGCGCCAAGCTCTGGATTGCCAACCGCCCGCAGCAGATGGGTCCCCAGCCTTTCGAGGTCAAGCAGTCCATCGCCCACACCCCGACGGTGCAATGCGACGAACGCCATCACGAACTAAACAGCCGCACCTCCAATCTTTTTTCCCGCATGTCGCAGGCCGAGCAGCGGATCGCCGCCGTGGAGGCTAGCCACGCCGCCCAGGAGAAACGCCTGGAATCCATGGACGCCAAGCTCGACAAGTTGCTCGCCCGGAAAGGTTGATCCCATGAAGACCGACAAAGCCCTGATCAAACACCTGCTCTCGATCCTCCGCCGCCTCGGCCCCGCGGGCCTGGAGGAGACCGCCCTCATGACCGAGCTTGAGATCGCCTCCGGCCGCCCCCTCACCACCGCCGAGGCCCGCGACGCCATCCTCTTCGCCGCCGACCGTGGCTGGACCCTCTCCCGCCGCGACGACTTTGACCGCACCATCATCTGGATCACCGACTCTGGCATCAACACACTTTCCGGCATGTAGCCGGAAAGAAATGCGTTAATGCGCTAATGCGTTAATGCGCTAATCAGGCAATAAGGCATTCCCGCAATAAGGCATTTTTCAATAAGGCAATCAGGCAATCAGGCAATCAGGCAATTCCACATGGACACTTTGACAAAACCGCGTAGCGACGCCTGGGACGCCTCTCTCGACGAGGCCCAGCGCTGGCGTGCCTACGCCCAGTTCCGGCGCTCGCCCTGGTTCAAGGTCTCCACCTGGATCGCCGACGAGTTCAAGCTCCCGCCTCCCTCGCGCACCTCCCTCTACCGCTGGGCCGCCCGCATGCGCGCCCTGGAGAGCGCCCACCGCATCGAGCAAGCAGTAACGGCCCGCGACGAGGTAGACGCCCTCGCCGCCTCTGCCGGCCAGACCGACGCCCGCCTGATCGACGCCTACAAAACCATGGCCGCCGAGATCGCCATGCGCACCGGAGACGCCGCCACCGCCTCCACCTACACCCGCATGGCCCTCGACCTCGCCGCCGCCCAAGCCAAGCGCGCCGATCTCGACCTCAAGGCCCGTGCCCAGGAGACCAAGGACGCCGCCCTCCGCCTGGCCCGTGAGAAGTTCGAGGCTGCCGAGGCTCGCCTCGCCGCCGCCCGCAAGACGCTTGAAACGCTCAACCAGTCCGGCGGCCTCACGACCGAGGCCCGCGCCCAGATCGAGAAAGCCATGGGGATGCTGTGACCGCTACCTGCGACATCGTCTATGAGAGAGGGACCACGGAACGCCCGGCCTACGTCGGCGCGGCCAAACCCTTCCTCGGCGCGTGCCGTGTATACCCGCGCCCGCTGCCCGACGGCCGCGAGCCGTTCTTCCTGGGCTACCAGGCGGCGTGGTCCGCCGACGATCACATCATGCTACTGGCCGAGAAGTCGCGCCAGATCGGCTGGACGTGGACCAGCGCCCACGGCATCGCCCGTCGCCACGCCGTGGCCGACTATGGGCTCGACACCTGGGGCACCTCGCGCGACGACCTGCAGGCCATGCTCGCCGTGCAGGACTGCAAGAAGTTTGGCGACATCCTGCACGCGGGCGCCCAAGACCTCGGCATGCAGGTGCTCGACTCGCGCGGATCTTCCGGCCACGTCCTCGCTTTCGCCAACGGCACCAAGTACTACAGCCTGTCGTCCAACCCCGACGCCCAGGCCGGCAAGCGCGGCAACCGATTGGGCGACGAGTTTGCGCTCAACAAGGAAAACCGGCAGCTTTACGCGATCATGGAGCCGGGCGTCACCTGGGGCGGGTTCATCTGGCTCTTCAGCACCCACCGCGGCAGCCACAACTATTTCAACCAGCTCCTGCAGGAGGCCCGAGAGAAGAGCAACCCCAAGGGCTGGCACGTCTGGCGCGTCACGCTCCAGGACGCGCTCGACTGCGGCCTGCTCTACAAGCTCCAATGCAAGCTGCCCCCCGGCGACGCGCGGCAGGGGATGGACGAAGCCGCCTACTTCGACTTCGTCAAGTCCAAGGCCGCCGACGCCGAGTCGTTTGCCCAGGAATACATGTGCGTCCCGTCGGATGACGCCAGCGCCTTCATCTCCTTTGACCTGCTAGACGCCTGCAAGTACGCCTCTGGTGTCGCATGGGAGGCCGATCTGGCCGCCTGCCAGGGCGAGCTGTACATGGGTGTAGACGTCGGCCGTACGCGCGACCTCACCGTGTTCTGGGTCAACGAACGCCTCTCCGGCGTGTCGTTCACGCGCCGCGTGATCCGGATGCAGAACGCCACGTTCGCGTCCCAGGAGGCGGTGTTCTACGGGTTGATGGAGAATCCCAGGCTGCGGCGCGCGTGCGTGGATCAGACGGGCATCGGCCGCCAGTTCGCCGAACGGGCCGCCGTGCGCTTCGGCTCCCGCGTCGAAGGCGTCACCTTCTCGGGGCCGGTCAAAGAATCGCTTGCCTACCCGCTCAAGGCCGCGCTGGAAGACCGCTCGCTCAAGATCCCCGACGACCCCAAGATTTTTGCCGCCTTCCGCTCGATCCGCAAAGAGACCACCAGCGCCGGAAACGTACGCTTCGCGGGCGACCGCGGCGCCGACGGCCACGCCGACGAGTTCTGGGGCGCGGCCCTGGCGCTGCACGCGGCGTCGGCCCAAGCCCCCGGCGCGCCGCCCACGGCCGCCCCGTCTGCGCTCCGCACGCGCCTTGAAGCCAGCCGCTCCAGGAGGATCTTCTAAATGCCCGCAATCGCACACACCTTCCGCGCCGGCCGCACAGTCCAGGCCGCCAACACCTGGCGGCAGAACTACGACGCGCTCCGCTGGCTCGACATTTCGCGCGCCGTTACGCTGATCGAGCAAGAGCGCCGCGGCGTCCTCGCCGATGTGCAGTGGATCTACGAGCTGGTCGAGCAGAGCGACGCCGACATGATCGCCCTCGTCTCCCTGCGCGCCTCGGCCATCAAGCGCCTCAAGCCATCCGTCCTGACGGCCGACCCCGCCACCCTCGGATTTGACAAAGCCCTCGCGGCCGAACAAGAAGCCGCCTTGCGCGCCACCTACGACGCGGCCAACACCGCCGAAGCCGTGTCCTGGCTGGCCGGGGCGACCTTCCGCGGCTTCTCGATCCTGCAGGTGATCCCCGGCGCCGACGGCTTGCCGAAGCGCTTCGAGCCGCTGCCGCGCTGGCTCTTCGCCCGCGACGGCTACGGCGGCGCCTGGTATTGGAACCCCACCGGCGCATCGCTCCCCGGCGCATCGCTCCCCGCCACCGATCGCATCGGCGGCGACGAGCTTCCCTCCGAAGATTTCGTGATCCGCACCGTCCCGCTCTACATCGATCGCGTGGCGCTGGTCTGCGCCGTCCGCACGGGCATCTGTGAAAAGGACTGGGACGCCTGGTGCGAGATGTACGGCCTCAACCAAGCCGTCCTGACCGAGCCGCCCAACGCCGACTCCAAAGATCGCCCCGCCTACGATGCCGCCGCGCGCGCCTTTAGCGACGGCCAGGGCGGCACCATCCCCAACGGCGCCGCGATCACCTTCCCTCAAGCCACGCGCGGCACGCCGCCCTTCAAGGACCGCGCCGACTATCTCACCTCCAAGAAGATCCTGGCGGGCACCTCCGGCAAGCTCACGATGCTCTCCCAGTCCGGATCTGGCACGCTGGCGGGCGGCGCCCACCAAGACACCTTTGACGCCCTGGCCGACGCCGAAGCCGCCGACATCGCCGAGGTGCTGCATCATGCCGTCTCGGTGCGGATCTGCGCCGCGCTCTTCCCCGGCCGGCCGTGCCTCGCCCGGCTTGAACTATCCCGCAACGCCGCAGAAGACAAAGACGCCGCCGCCGATCGCATCGCCAAAGTCGCCCCCCATTTCGAGATCGACCCCGCCAACGCCTCCGAACTCACCGGCCTACGCATCACCTCGGCCAAGGCGCAGCCGACATCTGCCCAGGCCGCTTCAGGCTCCGTCGCCGAAGCTGCGGCAGCAGCAGGCGGAGACGTGAGCGCCACCGCGCTCAACGGAGCGCAGATATCCAGCATGGTCGAAATCCTCTCGTCCGCCTCAGCCGGCACGCTGCCCAAGGAATCCCTGATCCCGATCCTGCGGGCGGCATTCCCCGCGATCCCGCTCGACGTGCTCAAGCTGATCGTTGGCCCCGTCATGGGTTTCGAGCCGACAACCCCGGCTACCAACGCGCAACTACGCTCAATCATCGGCGTGGCCCTCAACGCCTCCGGATCCGACGCGGCCCCCGCGCCCGTCGCCATCGAAGACGCCGCCGTCGAAGCGCTCGTCGAGGCCCGCGCCCGCAACCTCTCCCCGGTGATCGACCGGCTCCTGGATGCTCTGGCCGAGACCGACGACACCGCCATGCGCGCCTCGCTCGCCGCCATTCTTGACGACCTCCCCAAACTCGCCACCGCATCGGGCGAGGCAGCCGCCGCCGACGCCTCCCTCCTGGAGCGCATCCTCTCCGACGCCGTGGGCGCCGGATACGCCTCATCGACCGCCAAAAAAGGGGCTGCATCACGGAAAAGCGCCAAACCGCCGGAAACGGCCCTTCCTGCGGTTTCTCCCTCCACCCGCCGTCCACGTAAAGGCAACCCATGAAACGCATTTTGCAATGGATTGAAATAGTTTTGCAAGGGGGTCTAGTGTCGGCCGTCGCCGAAGACCCGGTTCGGAGGGCATCATGACCGCTAAAGCACCTTTCAAGGCCCTGGAGATCGGTCCCGACGGCTGGGCCCACGGCATACTCATCGGCGAGGTTAAGATCGACCGCCCCAAACCGGACGAAAAAGGCTCCGACGAAGGCGCCGACGAAGGCTCCGACGAGGTCACCCAGATCGTCACCCCCGACGATTGCGCCGCCATCGTCGCCGCCTTCGATGCGGGAGGCCAACCGCTGCTGGTTGATCGTGACCACTCGTCTGACCTGGGCGACTCCACCGAGGCCTACGGCTGGGTCAAGGCCATGCGGATCTGCCCCGACGGCGTCGAGGTGCTCCTGGAGCTTACCGACATCGGCCGCACGGCGGTCGAGGGCAAGCGCTGGCGCTACCTCTCGCCGGTTTTCCCCTGGGAAGATTTTGTCTACGACGACGCCGCCCGCCTGCTGGGCCATCCGCGCCGCTGCTCCCGCTTCGCGTTCACCAACCGCCCGCGCATGCGCGGCATCCGCCCCGTCGTCAATGCCGAGGGCGGCCCCACCCCCAAACAAACCCCCAAACCAACCCCGAAAGGAATCAGCATGGACTACAAAGCCAAGCTGCTCTCCATGCTCGGCCTGGCGGACACCGCCACCGACGAGGAGATTCAGGCGGCCATCGACGCCGCATCCGGAGCCAAGGCCGACGGAGAAGCCGACGCCGCGCTCAACGCCGCCGGAATCCCCGACAGCCCCGCGATCCGCGACCCGGTGAAACAGGCGTATCGCGCCTCGGCCGAGACCGGCCTCAACGCCCTCAACGCCGTCAAGGCCACGTTCGCCCTGGGCGCCGCCGCCAAGCCGACGCCGCCTGCGCGCGTCCCCTTCCGGGCGCTCAACGCCGAGGCCCGCACGGCCCCGCCCGCGCTCAACGGCGCCGCCTTCGAGTCGGCGCGCGAGCAGGCCATCGAGGCCGCATCCAAGACCTTCAATCTCAAATCCCGCGCCGACGCTGTCGCTCGTGCCCAGCGCGAACGGCCGGACCTGTGGCAATAGGGGCAAACAGCCCCGAAAGAAAGGAAGCATCATGAGCAATCGCGTGCTCAATCTCATCGCGGGAGAAACGCTCACCAACAAGGAAGGCGCTCCCATCATGGTCACCACTGGCAAGGCGTACATGTGCGACGCCGTGACCGACGCCTGCATCGGCGTGCTCACCAAGGGCGGCGCGTCGGCCGCAGAAGTCGAAGTCACCATCTTCGGCGAAGCGCCTGTGCGCATCGCCGACACCGTCAAGCGCGGCGAGCATCTCGTCCTCGCCACGGGCGGCGAATCCTGCGACGGCGGTCTGGCCTCCGGCTCGGTCCGCGTCGGCCTGGCGCTCCAAGACGGCGTGTCGGGAGACCTCATCCCCGCCTTCATCACCCTGCCCCTTCGCTACGAAGAGGGTTGATTGTAGTTACCGCGCGCGGGCGTTGTCGCCCGCCTCACTCAGAAAGGATCAAGCATCATGGCACTCATCACCACCCTCAGCAAAGCCCTGTCCGACTACGCCTTCGGCGTCGCCTCCGACATGGCCTCCACCCTCGCCCTGGCCAACGCCCTGGCGCCGGTTGTGGAGACTGGCGTCACCAACGTCCAGTACATCGAGTTCAACGACGACAACGCGTTCCAGAAGTACAACGCGCGTCGCGGCATCGGCGGCCGTCGTCAGCGGGTCCTGTTCGGCGCATCCGAGGCCAGCGTCATCCTCGGCGCCAACGGCCTGGAGATCCCGATCGACGATCAGGAGAAGGGCCGCGCGGGCGATTCGTTCGCAGCCCTGGAGCAGGCCAAGGTCAAGACACTGGTCACGTTGGCCTACAACGCCCACCTGACCGAAGTCGCCACCGTCCTGCAGGCTGGCATCACTGCCGAAGCCGGCAAGGGCGTCTGGTCGAGCGCCAACGTGGACCCGATCGACGAGATCGACGAGCAGATCGCCGCGATCGCCCGTTACGGCATGCCCAACCGCATGACCCTCGACATCGGCGCGTGGCGTCTGGCCAAAAACAACCCCAAGGTCAAGGCCCGCTTCTCGGCCAAGGGATTCAGCCTGCAGGATTTCGCCTCGCAGCTCCTGAACCCCGGCATCCAGATCCACCTGACCGCCGTCGGCCTCAACACCTACGGCTTCGGCAACGCCTCGCAGACCAAGACGGCTGCGCTCGGCTCCGAATGCTGGGTCTACAACTCCCTCGACGCCGCGACGGCCTACGACCCCTCGATGGCCAAGACCTTCGCGACCCGCAAGGAGCTGTTCAACGGCGTCGGCACATACCGCGACGAGACCTGCGCCAGCGACGTCTACTTCCTCGACTGGACGGCTCTGCCCAAGGTCATCTCCACCAAGCTCGGTCGCCGCCTGGCGATCTCGTAAGGTTGTTACAGCGTGCGGGCGTTCTCGCCCGCCTCATTCAGAAAGGGTCTCATTATGCGCAAGTTCATCATCATCCTTCTGGCCTTCGCCGCGACGTTCAGCGCCCAGGCCGGCACGGTCTTCGACCGCTCCACCAACGCCACGGCCGCTGCCACCGGCATCTGCACCATCACGCCCAAAGCCAGCTACGCCGGCATGGAGCTCAAGAAGGTGTGGGTCGAAAAGGCCGCGGCCACCAACCAGTCCTTCACGGTCTACCGCGTGGTCGAGGCGGGCGCGTACACGCAGTCCGTCGCCACCGTCGCGATCACGACCTCGACCACCGGCTCGGGAGTCCCCGCGCAATACGCGGGCCTCAAGTCCGGCGAGTACTGGCTGGTCAAATCGCTCGGCGGCATCGCATCCAGCAACGCCGTGGTCCTGCTCGACTACGAAGTCCAGACGCACGATTAAGCCCCCGCCGGCGGCGGCACCCGCCGCCGCCGGCACCCTTTCAAAAAAATGCGTTAATGCGTTAATGCGTTATTAAGGCAATCAGGCAATAAGGCATTTCATCCCATGTCCTGGATCACGCTCACCGTCACCGACCTGCGCAATCGCCTCTCCCCACGGGAGGCCGACGCCATCGCGCGCGCCATCGGCGCCTTTGACGACGCCGCCGCCCAGGCCGCGATCGACGACGCGGCCGACACCGCCCGCGGCTACATCCGCGCCAACGCCCGCAACCGCGTCGCGGCCGGGCCCCACAGCGTGCCCCGCGCCCTCAAGGCCGACGTCCTCGCCGTCGCCCTCGTGGACTACTGCTCCTCTGTGGCCGGGATGCTGCCCGACCCCAAGGGCATCCGCAAGGCCGCCTACGACCGCGCCGTCAAGCGTTGGGAAGACGCCGCCGCCGGCAAGTTCGCTGTCGAGCAGCCCGCCGAAGGGGAGACCGAAGACGGCCAGTCGGCCGCCTCGCCAGCCCCGCCCAGCACCTATAGCAAGGACATCCTGGCCAGCCGGCAGAAACAGCAAGGCGTATTATGACCCTTGAAACCCTCCAGCAATGGGTGTGCGACGAGCTTGCAAAAAGCGAATGGCTCACCGCCAGGCATTTCTCGGCCGTGCCCGAATCGCGGGCCGACGCCGCGGCCGACATCGAGGCCGCCTACGATGCCTTTGGCCTAGGCTGCCTGGTCATGACGCCCAGCTTCATCGCCCAGGGCGGACAAGAGGACGGCATCGTCCCTGGCATCGCCACCGTCGCGATCCAGATCGTCGAGATCCCCGCGACCAACCGAGCCAATGCGGGTTATGCCACCTCCCTCGCCGCCGCCCAGCACGCCGGCCTGATCGCGTCGACCTGGCCTGGCGCGCGCCTCGCCGAGATCGGCCTGGTGGACCTCAAGGATCTGGCCGCCGACGAAGCCGTCGCCCACCAGGCGCGCGTCGAAATCGCAATCTGCCTCTCAATCGAAGAATAAACCCAAAACAAGGAGACCTCCATGGCCAACGAAGTAGCAATCAAGGGAACAACCATTATCGTCGGCTTCGCCACCGGCGAAACCGTCAGCGGCATCATCCGCGACACCCACGACACCGATCACACCGCCGACATCGAGTACATCCGCGACGAAAACAACAACGACGGAACCGCCCTCGTCAGCAACCTCGGCCGCCGCATCACCATTGCGGGCGTCTGCAGTTCCGCGCAGACCACCGCCAAGGGCGACGTGGTCACGGTCAACTCCATCAAATACCTCTGCGAGTTGGCCAACGAGCGCCGCACCAAACTCGCATGCAGATTCGAGCTCACGCTCTACAAGCCGACCGCCATGACCCTCACGTAAGGGAAATGCGTTAATGCTGAAATGCGTTAATGCGTTATTAAGTCAATAAGGCAATCAGGCAATCAGGCATTTACTTGTATGGAATACGTCGAGCACAAAGCCGTCTGGTTCCCGGAACCCTCGCGGGTTGCCGGCAGCCGACTCATGCCGCCGACCATCGGCCAGATCCGGCTGCTGGAGGCCTGCAGCTCGCCGTTCCTGTGCGGCGGCCCGGCCGACGCGCTCGACGTGGCGATCGCCATCCGTATCCTGCGCACTCCCTGGCGTGCGGGCCGCCGCCTGCTCGCCCGCCCCAGGCTATTCGCCCTGGCCGCCCACGTCGATCTCCTGCTGCGCCCCGCGCTTCGCAGGCCGGGTTCCGCCGATGAGGTGGCCGCGTGGATCACGCGCTGGCTGTGGACGCCCGAGATGTACGTCAAGGATAACGCCGGATCGGCGTTCGAGCCAGCCTGCGGGTTCACGTGCCGTTTGGCGCTCCGGGCCGCCAAGCTCCCGCTCGCCGCGCTCTGCCACGACCGGCCGGGCGCGTGGGGCTGCGTGTGGGACGTGCCTGTAGACGCCGCGCTGCTCTGGTGTGTCGCCGCCACCGAGGCAGCAGGGGAAGAATTTCAGAACCGCGCCGAATGCGACTCACTTGCGCAGACGCAAAAACTCGACGCAGCAGAGCACGCCGACCACGACGCCGGCGGCGAGAACCACAGCCTGCGCAATCAAGAGCGTGATATAGATGAGATCGCCCATGGAAATAGCATAACACCTGCGTCCGAATCGGTCAACGGGGAGGATGCGCATGTCTGAAGACGTCAAAATCAACATCACCGCAGAGACCGCCGGTGTCGAAGGCAAACTCAATGGCACCGCCGCCGGCGTTACGGCCGTAGGCGTTGCATCAGCCGCGGCCGCCCCCGCCGTGCGCACATTGGCCGGTACCGTCGACGTGTTGCGCGTTTCGTTTTCTGCGGTGCAAAAGGCGCTCGGTTGGTTGGCAGTAATAAACCTAGTCATCACGTGGCTGATCCGGCTGTATGATGCGGTCAAAAACGTCATCGCGTGGTTCAAGAAACTGGACGATCCGGCCGCCAACCAAGCGCTCGACAAGACTGCCGAGTCTGCCAAGGCCGCCGCCGACTCCGTGAAAAAGCTAGCCGACTCCTACGACGCTCTCGCCGCAGCCCGGAAAAAGCTCAGGGACGATGCGGCCGCCGAGGCCAATTCGTTCTTGGGCGTCATCGATGCCCAACAACAGGCCGAAGATTCAGCCGATCCAGATCCGGCCAGCCGGGAGAATAAAAGGCGGCAGAACCAGGCATTCCTGCAGCGCCGCAAAACCGAAGCGGCCCTGGCAAACGCCAACACCGACGAGACCAATGCCGGCTCCGCCATCGCCGACAACCGATCCCAGCGCGCCACCCTCGTAGCCCGCATGGAGAATGCCCAGCGCATCGCCTCGCCTTTCAATCCCAATGCAACTCCAAGCACCAAGGCAAAGGCCAGCGCGGCGGCCCAAGCGTTTCAGACAGCGATCGAGGGTCTCGACGCCGCGCTGCCATCCCTGCAGTCGGCCGCCCGCACGGCCGCCAACGCCGCGCGCGAAGCCAAGACGCGCTTCGACAACAGTCTGGTTGACGTTCGCTCAGTCGACGCGAACATCCAAAAAGAGAACCGCGACAAGGAAGCCTCCACCGCCGCCGCCACAGCCGCCAAGCAGGCCGATGACGACGCCAAGAAAAAGAAAAATCTCGCTGACGTTGCTACCAAGCGCACAGACATCGAAAAATCAGCCCAGGAGAAGATCAAAGCCATCACCGTCGACGCGCCCATCGCCGCCTCATCCGCCGCAGCCGCGGGCGGATTTATGGGCGGCAGCATGAACAACGCGGCCCGCCTTTCCGAGCAGCGCGAGTTCAAGCGCGACGCGATCGAGCGGGAAAAAGTAGATCTGCTCGCCAAAATCAATAACAAGCTGGACGACTAGCCATGGCCAACGAACCCAAAATCATCGGGACCCCCGGCTGGCGCACCCTGTTCGATTACTCAACGGGCGCTGGAGACTCCGTCCGAATCCGCGTCCGCATGGGTCCCGCCTCCAGCATCGATGGCGAGATCGCCGCCCTGCGCGCCGCCCTCGACGTAGAGTCCCTCGACCCCTCGGTCTCTGTCGGGTCGGCCGTCGGTTCCATCCGTTGCACCTACCGATCATTTCCCGACGGCGGCTTTGCGCCATCCGAGCGCCGCTCTCCCGTCTACGCCATCACCCCGCTCCGCGAATCGCTCGATCTGCGCTCCCACGTAAAGGCCCAGTCCATCGCCGAAGAAATCCCCACGATTGAACGCTACATTGCAGCGGGCGATCTCACCGGCCTCAAGGCCAAATACGCCGGCAACGCCAACGCCCTCGCCTTCGCCGCATTCTGGGTCGCTGGCGTCAGCGTGTATGAAGCCTGCGCCTTCCAGCTCTCCGTCACCCGCTACTACACCTCGACCCCAACCATCTCCGCCGATTACGCCGCCATCAACACCGTCTTCGCCTGGGCCGCGATCCGCACCGACGGCAAAGCCATCCCTTCCTACGTCGAAGAGCCAAAATACCTGCGCGACACCGGCGCCGCGATCGGCTTCGAGTGGCGATTGGAGAGCGTCGCACCCGTCATTGTAAAACGCGCCGAAAACGTCGTCTCCTGGACCTTCCTCGGACGCGAGCGCTGGGCCAAGGCGCTCTACAAAGGCGGCACCTGGGAACCCACAGCCCTATGATCTTCCTACAGAAAATATCCGGCTTTCGCTCAGGCGTCATCAACGCCCTGATCGACTGCGTCCGGATGCAGTGTCCGGTCGCCGGTCCCGGAATGCTCTTATCCGAAGGCCCCGGCGGCACCGTGATCTCGCTGGCCAGGCCATCGGCATCGGCCAGTCAAGTCTCCACGCCCTGGGCGCCATCGATCAGCGACAGCACCCTCACCATAACCGACCCCATCTTATTCCGCTCGCCCAAATACACCATCCCCGCCACCCTTACCTACAGCCTCGCCGCCAGCGACGGCGCGGGCGACTACTACTGCGGCGTCAAGATTAGCGTGATCGACGGCACCATCGACAGCACGCTACTCATTTCCAAGACCCTCGCCAACGTCGTCTATACCAGCCTCGCCGCCGCCAACGCCGACGCCGACTACATGCGCCTACTCGTCTGCATAGTCACCTACGACTCCACCGCCGCCACCTTCACACTCAAGCTCCGCTGCATCTCATCCGTCCCCGAGTTGGGCCTTTACGCATGACCACCCGCACCTACACAACCGGCCTGATCGTCTCTGCCGCGCTCGCCATCACCGGCGTGCTCTGGCACCAGCCCCGCTCGCCCTACGTCGCCGGCGAAGACATTGCCGCCATCCTAGCCGACACCCTCACAGTACTCAAGATCGCCTCCGAAGACACGAGCACCAACGCTGTCGCCCTGATTTCCCGCCGCTGGTACTGGCAGGATATGTCCGGCGACAACTCATACGGGGCATGGGTGGCAGAACCCGAGATCATATCCGCCACGTCGTTCACCGTTACGGCCTTTCGCGCTTCCGCGTCGCTCCGGGACGCATCGATCGCGCTGCATCACAGCGTGAGTGGGTGGTGGTGGTACAGCACCGGTGTCCGCTACTTCCTTGACCGGCGCACCTTCGACGGATCGGCGGGCCAGTTCGACTTCGCCGTTGCGCCCTCCTGGGGCACAAATCCGGTTTACGCAATTGCAAATTCTTGGAATTTCGGCCGCTCCAACATCGTCTTCAACGCCAACTTGATCGACGTCGACGTCAATGCCGTCGCACTCAAAGACCGCATCGTCACCGGCACCAATCGATACGGATTCAGCGGCGCACCTGCAGTGAGCACATTAGCCGCCGCGTCGATCTTCGCTGGCGCCCAAAACTACTCCGCGTTTACCAACCGCCTAGCCGGCGAGGAGTCGTGGTGGACCTACGCAGGGATCTCGCCTGTGTCCTACCTTCTAGAGCCAGTCGAGGTCTTACGCGCAAATGCCGGGCAGGGTGTGTGTCTCTCGTCAGACTGGATCGATCGCACAGAATACGACGCATCCACGTGGCCCTACAAGGCGACAGACCACATGTGGTTTGACGATAACGTAGAGTCCTATCGCCCCGGCGTCAACATCACCCCCTTCATTTCCAAAGCCAGCCTTGACGTTTTCCGCCGAGTCCTCACCAACATGACCCGCACAGTCGAGTTCAACCCCGCATGCTCCGTCATCGCCACGAGCTACTCCTATAGCGGAACCAACGCCATGACCACCGCCACCAACGCCATCGACGCAACGATGCCCATTACATTCTTTGGTCACAACGAATTGATTTCTAGTTGGGTGGCAATTTCCGGGTCATCCACCAACCACTACACGAACAACGTCTTTTCAGCATCGTGGAGCGATTTATCAATCACCCCTACCTCTATCGCCAGCAACTGCTTTGCCTCCGGCATGGTCGATCGCGTCCGCCTTTACGCAGTCACCGAGGCATCGACTCCTGGGATCTGGTATCCACTCGACTGGATATACAATTACGATGTCTACTTCTCCCTCTCCAACCTCAACTCTTACGTTGGGGCCAGTCTATCCGCCAACCAGACCGAGACCTACGGCTACCCCATCACACACTGCAGCATTCCCGACATCCATTTCCCCCGATCCGCTCCGACCCAGCCCAAAGATTGGCTTATGACGTGCGGATACGTGTACGAAACAGTCACCCCTTCCTACTTCTCCACCAACCAGATCTGGAACCTCATCGGCGACGTATCCCACCCAGCCACCCCGCCCACTTTCAGCCTGGCCGCCACATCGCACGCTCGCACAGACCTACTTACTCCCACTCAAGCCATCGACGTAGAGGGCTACGAAGGCTCCACCTATCGCCACCTCACCGCCTCCTGGCGCTACCACACCATGCGCCTATCCAAGCTCATGCTCATCGTCGACTGGTCCATCACCCTCAAATCCTCCGGAGGCTACACCAATGCGCCCTAGAAATCTCATTACCGCGTGCGCCGTTATCGGCGCGTTCTCCGCCTATGCCGGCCCCGTCACCTGCCGCTGGACCGCCGAGACCTCCAAGCCCGCCGCGCAGGTCATCGACGCCTTTCAGGGCGAGACCATTCACATCGAGCCTACACTCGTCAGCTACGGCACCGCCATCTCCGTCACCAACTCCACCCTCACCCTGTACTGGCAGACCAACGGCATGGGCGCCGCCTGGTGGAGCACGCCCGCCGCAGCCGACTCCAGCGTCACCGGCCGCGTCCGCGCCGTCTTCGCCCCCACCAACGACATCGGCGCCGCCCAATACACGTTCTACATCCAGGCCACAGACTCATCCGCCTCCAACTTCCGCGCCTACGGCCTGATCCGGATGCGCTCATCCCCTGGCTACGCCCCCACCGCAGCCCCCGCCCCCGCCTATCAATGGGTATCCCCATCCGACATGCAAGCCGCGATCGATGCCGCCACCAATCCTATCCCCACTTGGATCAACGCAGCCACGAACCCGATCCCCGCGCAGACGGCCGCTGCGATCAACGCCGCGACCAACCCGATCCCTTCCGCCATTGCGGCCGCGACCAACCCCGTCCCTGGCTGGATCGCGGCCGCTGTCGGATTACCCCGTTATCAGTATTCACACAGCCCCACGCAATACGTGGGACCGAATGAAGCCTATTTTGCGTGCTACAGTTCAACTACGCAGCAGGTGTTCATCCCGAGCAGTGTGGGTATAGGTCAGTCATTTTTTATCAGCGGAATATACACGAATGGGTGGATCATTAAGCCAGATAATACCAACTCCGTTATGGTTGATGATTTGTCGTCCACAAACTATATATCTGTCACAGGCAATCACCCATCATCTATTTTTGTGTGCGCGTCAAATGTCTATTACGCGATTAATCATTGGGGATCGTATAAAGATGCGCCAAGTTATATTACTGGGTCTGGCGGTGATGCCACAAACTTTTACGGGGACTGGGCGGCACATGTGTATCTAAAGAGTGGAACCTTTAGATCCACCACGCCAGGGACTGCCTATCTGTTTTTAGTAGCCGGTGGTGGTGCTGGCGCTAGTGGCGCTGGTGGTGGTGGTGGTGCGGGTGGGTATGTTTATGGCGTGACAAATATCGCAGCAAACAGAGATTACAATGTAATTGTTGGCGGTGGTGGAAAAGGCAACGCGACCGGATTAAACAGTGTTGGCGGAAACGGTACTAACTCGTCATTCGGTGCATTTGTGGCAGTCGGCGGCGGTGGTGGTGCGTCGTGGCAATTTGCGTCAGCCGCACCGAGTGGTGGCTCTGGTGGCGGCGGCGGAGGTTGGAGTGCCGGTTTTACTACTGCGGGCAACGGAACAGTTGGCCAGGGATACGTGGGTGGAAACAACGCGGGAAGAAACGCAGCCCCATATCCGTCTGGTGGCGGTGGTGGTGGCGGTGGCCAAGGCCAAAGCGCATCCGCAGCGTCGGTTTCCGGAAATGGTGGAGTCGGCATATCCTCAACATGTGCAACCGGTACAACAAATCTATTTGGCGGGGGCGGGGGGGGTGGAAATTATAGTTCCGGGACCGCAGGAACAGCGTCGCATGGCGGCGGTGCCGGAGGTGTTCACGCCGAGACATCAACCGCAGGAACGGATGGGACGGGTGGTGGCAGCGGGGGCGCAGGTGACGTAGGCGCCTCTGCTAATGGCGGGTCTGGTGTAGTTGTGATTTATTACAAGGTTCGAGGAGATTACGAATGAAGTTTATAGTAACTGTTTTATGCGCAGCGTTGTCTACTGTTTTATGCACAATTTCCCATGCGCAGGACATTGAAGTTGAACAAACCCTCTTGCCCGTCAGTAAATTCGTTGACTGGCAAGCATCTACCGGCACAAACAAGGTCTATCGAACTTCAGCAAAAGCAACACGCCTCGTTATCTATTTAGGCACAAATAACATGCCCGTATTGGTGACAGCAGCGATGAACAATGGGTCAATTCTTAGTGTGTCAAATAACGTGGCTCCGTTCACAAACCGAGTTATTGCAACTTCAATCTCGGCAATCCTACGCACAACTGTAACTAAGGGCACAGTTATCCACCCGCAGGACAATTAAAGCCCATTTTTTTCAATCCGACCGGCAAACTTCTAAACCAGAAAGGCACGCCATGAGCAGCATCCTTGGTCTTATCAGCTCCGCACTGTCCCTCGCCCGCGAGCTCCTGTATCGCCTCCGCCGCCTCCGCTCCACCCCGTTGCAGCGCGCCGAGCGGGCGATCCACGACGCCCGCGCCGCCTCCGCCCAGGGCGACACTGCCAAGGTCAACGGCCAAGTCGAGCGCGATCGCGTCCGCCGCAGCCTCGGCGTCATGGTCATCCTTCTCCTCCTCTCCGGCTGCGGCTGCGCCACCATCCGCGCGATCCTCACGCCCGACCCCGAAGCCACTCTCCCGGATCTGGTCCCCGCCGTCGTCGTGATCCCCTCCGACCGCTATCAATATCCCATGGTCTCCACCAACGGCGTCCCCGGCTGGTTCGTCCCAGCCGCCGTCCATGCCGAGTACTGCGAGGCCCTCGCCCTTGTCGCCTACTACCGCACCCTTCTCAAACCCACCACCCAGGAGCCTACGCCATGAGCACACGCCTATCCCTCGCCGCAGCCCTTATTACCGCGAGCGCCATTATTGGCGCTGCCCAATCCACCGACTTCTCCGGCCGCCTCTCCGTCTCCCCCGACTGGGCCCACTCCAAGACCTCCGGCGTCTCCACCGTCCAGGAGCGCTTTTCCCGCATCCTCGACCAGACCCACACCTACGGCACCAATGCCTCCCAAATGACCGCCGTGATCCAGCTCTCTGGCACCCTCACCAACAGCCAGACCACCGCCGTCGCCCTCACCACCGGCGTCACCGACAGCTTCGGGGACACCATCCAGTTCACCCGCCTGTCCGTCCTAGCCTTCAAGGCCTCCGCCAGCAACCTCGGCGCCATCAACCTAGGCACCATCTCCACCAACTGGCTATCCGCCACCAACACCGTCGCCATCATTGCACCCGGAGGCCTGATCCTACTCACAGCCCCCGACGCCACCGGCTACCCAGCCAGCCCTCTCTCCATCTCAAACCCCACCACAAACCCCGCCGCCTACACCCTCACAGTAGGCGGCTCGTAAGGGCGACCGGAAGGTCGCCATCAACCCCGAAAGGACACACCCATGAGCATCACAGTCACCACCGCCAAGACCCCCTGGTACCGCCGCATTCTCTCCGCAATCGGCATCGGCGTCGTCGCCGTAGCCAAGGCGATCTACCAGATCCTCGCCCCGGCCGTACACTCCGCCGCGATCCAGTTCGTCAACGATCCGGCCAACCAAGCCGCAGCCATCGCCGCCGCCCGTGCCGCCATGGCCCGTGGCCTCTACGGCGACGCCGCCTGGGTCGCCGCCCGCGACGCCCTCGTCAAGCAGATCGGAAGCAGCGCCAGCGTCATTGCCGACAACTGGCTCGACACCCTCCTGCAGACGGCCTACTTCAGCGTCCGCAATGCCCTCGACCAAAAGTAACTTTTATTACATCGCCGGGCCGTTATCGGCCTGGTCCCCCCACCCATGCCCTACGACCTGCCACGGATCCCGCTACCGACCGACGCCTCCAGCGCCGAGCTCTCGCGTTTGCCCGTAGCCATCCGTCAGCAGGCCCTCTTTTCCGCCCGCCTCAACACCCTCGGCCCCCTGGCCCAGATTGGCAGCGACATTCAGGGCATCCTCTCTGGCACGCGAGACGAGTCAGCGGCCCGCCGCGACATCCGCGCCGCCCTCCGCGCCGCAGGCTACCAGCCCCCGGCTGGCACCGAGGGCGGCCTGCTCGACCACACATCCAAGACCCGCCTTGACCTCATTATCAATCAAAACGTCCGCGCCGCCCGAGGCTACGGAAAATGGGCCGCCGACATGGACCCCGTTTCCCTCGACCTCTGGCCCGCCCAGGAGCTGATCCGGATCATGGCCCGTCGCAATCCCAGGGGCGATTGGAAACGCCGCTGGACCGAGGCTGGCGGGCGCCTGTACGGCGGTCGCATGATCGCCCTCAAGACCGACCCCGTATGG